GCGTGGCAGGCCGGGATTGGTGGCGTCTTTGATGGCTGCGCGCGGCTTCATGTGGCGCTGGTCTTCTACCCGCCGGACAGGCGCCAGAGAGACCAAGACAATATGTTTGCGGCGATGAAAGCCGGGCTTGATGGGCTTGCCGATGCCATGCGGGTTGATGACCGGAAATTCCGCGCGACGTTTGAGGTTGCCGACCAGATCGGCGGGATGGTCAAGGTGACGGTGAAACCCATGGAAAGCGCAAAGCATGAAGAAGCCTGAGCATCAAATCGAGCAGATCAGCATCGAGGCCTTGGTGCCCTATGCCCGCAACAGCAGGACGCACAGCGACGCCCAGGTGGCGCAGATCGCGGCGAGTATCCGGGAGTTTGGATTTACCAACCCGGTGCTGATCGACAAGGATGGCGGCATCATCGCCGGCCATGGCCGCGTGATGGGCGCCCGCAAGCTGAGGCTGACCGATGTGCCGTGCGTCCGCCTGGCGCACCTGACCGACACGCAGAAGCGCGCCTACATCATCGCAGACAACAAGCTGGCGCTGAATGCGGGATGGGACGACGAACTGCTGGCGATTGAGTTGCATGAACTGAACGCCGCCGACTTCGATATGGCGCTGATCGGGTTTGACGCGGGCGAACTATCGTCCGCAATGAATCTGGATTCGCTGATTGAGCAGGACGCTCCAGAGTCAAGCTCAAAAGAGATTGACACGGACGATTACAAGATGGGCTGCAAGTGCCCGAAATGCGGGTTCGAGTTCGATGACAAGTAACCCGCACGCATGGAACCTGACCGACTTGGCCGCAGTGCCAGGCAACGGCATCAAGGTGATGAGCACGTTCGCCTGCGGCGGCGGTTCAAGCATGGGCTACAAGCGCGCCGGGTGCGAAGTCATTGCAGCAAACGACATCGACCCCGAGATGGCATGGCATTACAAGCTGAACATCAAGCCGAAGCATTACTTCCTATGCCCCATCAATGAGCTGCTGACCAAAGACCTGCCGCCTGAATTATTCGAGCTGGACATTCTGGACGGCTCACCACCCTGCAGCACGTTCAGCATGGCAGGCAGTCGAGAAAAAGCATGGGGCAAGGAAAAGCATTTCCGTGAAGGGCAGGCAAAACAGGTGCTGTCCGACCTGTTCTTTGATTACCTTGACTTGGTAGGCAGGCTGCGCCCCAAAGTGGCCATTGCCGAAAACGTCAAAGGCATGTTGATCGGCAATGCGAAGGGCTACACCAAGATGGTGATGGCGCGCTTCAAAGAGTTGGGTTATCGGCCCCAGTTGTTCCTGCTGAATGCGGCTGATTGTGGCGTGCCTCAGAAGCGCGAGCGGGTGTTTTTCTGCGCGGTGCGGGATGATATTGATGTTCCGCCGCTGAAATTGGCACCGCAGCATGCGTGGATCAGTGCAGGCGATGCGACAAGCGACATCCAGACGCTGACTGCGGCAGAAATCGCGGACACGCGACCCACGCCGGAAGCGCTGCAGTTTTGGGCGAAGACGAAGCAGGGCGACTCGTTTGCCAAAGCGAAAGAGCGCGCAACAGGAAAGGCAAACGGCTTTGGTCGTGTGCGAATTGCCGAGCAGTTGCCATCAGCGACGCTTACATCCAATGCTGGCGACTTCTACCACTGGACGCAATGCCGCAAGCTGACGCTGCGCGAGTCGAAGCGTATCGGGTCCTATCCCGATGACTACCAGACAAAGACCGACAAGATCGGCAAATACATGATCGGCATGAGCGTGCCACCCAAGATGACTGAGCAAGTCGCAAGGGCAGTTTGCCAACAATGGCTAGGGGTTGAATATGGCGCTAACCCCTAAACAGGAAGCCTTCGCGCAGGCCATCGTGACCGGCGTCAACCAGTCTGACGCCTACCGCGCCGCCTACAAGGTCAGGCCCGGCACAAGGGCCGAATCGGTCAACGTGGCCGCATCGAAGCTGATGGCTGACGCTAAGGTAACGCAAAGGGTTGCCGAGCTTCGAGAGCCCGTCGCAAAGAAGGCCCAGATCACGCTAGAAAGCCACCTAGACGACTTAATGCGGCTTCGCAACATGGCGGTCAAGGCCGAGCAGTTCGGGGCGGCAATCACCGCAGAGGTCGCTCGGGGCAAGGCCGCCGGGATCGTCGTCGAGAAGGGGCAGATCAACCTCACGAATAGCGACGGAAGCCTGCGGCCGACGGTCATCACTATCCGGGCGCGGAAATGACCGAGGCAGAGGTCGAACTACCGCCAAAGCTGGTTGACGTATTCGGCCCGGAACGCGGCGCGGTTCAATATCGCTGCGCCAAAGGAGGGCGCGGGTCTGGCAAGTCGTTTTCGTTCGCCAAGATGGCCGCGATCTGGGGTTACGCCGAGCCGCTTCGGGTGCTGTGCACGCGCGAGCTACAGATCAGCATCAAGGAATCCTTTCACGCCGAGCTGAAGGCCGCGATCGAGTCCGAGCCGTGGCTGGTGGCCCATTACACGGTTGGTGTCGATTACCTGCGCGGGGCGAACGGGACCGAGTTCCTTTTTAGGGGCCTGCGCAACAACGTGTCCAGCGTGAAGTCCACCGCCAAAATCGACCTGACCATTGTTGAAGAAGCGGAAGACGTGCCAGAGGCATCCTGGCTGGCCCTGGAGGCTACGGTGTTCCGCCAGCCAAAGGCGGAGCTGTGGGCGATCTGGAATCCGCGCATTGATGGCAGCCCAGTCGATCAGCGATTCGTTAAGAAGCCGCCGGCCAATGCGTTGATCGTTGACATGCAATGGTGGGATAACCCATTCTTCCCGGAAGGTCTGGAGACGCTGCGCAAGCGCGAACAGGATCGACTTGACCCTGCAACCTATGCCCATGTGTGGGAGGGCGCCTACCTGACGAACAGCGATTCGCAGGTGTTGGCCGGCAAGGTCCGCGTGGCCGAGTTCCGCCCGTCCGAGGGCTGGGACGGCCCGTATCACGGACTAGACTACGGATTCGCGCAAGACCCGACGGCAGCTGTTAAGCTGTGGGTGCACGATTCGCGCCTTTGGGTTGAATACGAAGCCGGCCGGGTCGGGCTGGAAATCGACGAGACGCCGCGTTACCTGACCGAGCGCATCCCAGGCATTGAAAAGCACATCATTCGCGCCGATTCTGCCCGCCCGGAATCGACAAGCTACCTCAAGCGGCACGGCCTGCCGAACACGGTTAGCGTTGAGAAGTGGCCGGGCAGTGTTGAGGACGGCGTGGCGCACCTACGAAGCTATACTGAAATCGTCATTCACCCGCGATGTATCGAGACAATCCGCGAGACCCGCCTCTACAGCTACAAGGTGGACCGCCTGACGGGCGACATCCTGCCGGTGATCGTGGATGCAAACAACCATTGGATCGATAGCGTCCGGTATGCGCTGGCGCCGCTTATCCAGCGCCGTGACGCGGGAATGACCGGCATAAAGGTGCAAGGCCTATGACCATTGGAACCGACCTTATTCACGTTGTTGACCCGCACGCCGTTGAGCGCGCCCGCCGGCTGGACTTTGCCGTCCGCCAGATTGCGGCCGGCCTGAAAAAGTGCGACATCGTGAGCATGCTTCGAGAGCGGTTCCAGTGCAGCTCGAAGACCGCCTACCGGGTGGCTGAAATGGCTTTTGATCTGGCGGGGCCGACGAAATGACCCCCACACAAGAACGCGCCCTACTGGACGCCACGGCAAAGGGCCTCGACACCGACCTGCGCAAAGCCTATCAGGACCTGATCCAGCTCATCCGCGACGGCGTGCCGCCGCGTGACGCCGTGGACCAGATCATGGAGTCCTTTTCCAAGGAATACGCGCAGCTTCTGGCCGATGCCTTTTCCGGCGTGCTGGCCATGGCCGTTGGCACTGAATCGGCCCTGGCGCTGGAGGTGGGCACGGTGCAGCTCTCGGCCAAGCTGTACGCTCAGTCAATGAACGTCGGGCAGATCGTGCAAGGCATTGCAGACCGGCACCTGAAGGGGTTCGCCGATGCGCGCGCGCTGGCCCTGCAACTGTTCGAGGGCTACGGCTTTCGGGCGCCCGATGCCGAGCCGTTGCAGCTCAACCCGTCGAACCCAGCCCTGCCAAAATACATGCGCGAGGCGTTGCTGGCCGATTCAGGGCTGCAAGGCCAGATGACCAGGGCCTTTGCCAAACTGCAGGCGGACGGGCTGAAGTCGGAAGCCCTGCGCGCGGCCTATAACCAGGTGCTGGAGGCGCTGGACAAGGTAGAGAAAGGGGCAGGGCAGGACCTTCTCGATAAGCGCCTGAAAACGGCCTTTTTCGAGCGCATGCGCTATTTTGCAAACAGGATTGCCCAGACCGAGATTCACAAGGCCTACATGAAGCGCGAGGCGCAGCTTCTGATGGATGATGAGGAAGTCGAGTTCGTGCAGATCAGGCGCAACCCCAAGTCGGACAGCGTGTGTATCTGCGCACTGTACGCTGGCAGGGACAAGTATGGTCTTGGGAAGGGTGTGTATCCGAAGCGGCTTGCACCAGTTCCAGGATTTCATCCGCACTGCAAATGCGTAATTTCTCCACGACTTGACCTGACCGGGCGCACGGCGAAGCCAGAAAACCCGGAGGCCGACCGCTATTTCCTGCACTCGCTGGGCCAACCCATGGCCGCGCGTGTGGTGGGAAGCGAGGACAAGCTGGCTAGGGTGATGATGGCCGGCGACGCGACGCAGGTTTACAACGCCGGAATCCCCGGCCCGTATCAGGTGCGGACGGTCGGGGCGGTGACTAAGGAGCCGGCGTAGGCGTCGGGGTCGGGGTCGGCGTGGGCGGAGGATACCGGGTCGCGTCCTCGGTCGATTCCGTCAGTTCGCACCGGATGGTCATGAGCTTATAGGCGTCCAGGCGATCCTCGTCTGTGATCGTCTCCCGGTAGCGTCCGCCCAAGTCCTGAATCGCCACCATGATCGCGGATTCAAGTGTGAACAGATCATCGTAGACCGTCTCCAGCCCCTCGGACTTGGCGGTCTGCGCTCCGAAATAGATCAGCGTCTCGATGGTGCGGTTCCCGTAGGGCTTGCCCGGCGTCAGTCGCGATGGAACCAGACGGATCAGCGGATAGTCCGCCGGGCTGATGTTGGCCTCAAGCCCGATCTTGCATGAGGCCACGCCGGGGATGGTTTTCAGGGAGTCGCGGGCCGCCTCCAGGGTAGTCATGGCAGCCATTACGCACGCTCCAGAGGAATGGAGAACACGCCGAAGCCGTTGACCATGTTTGATGATTCAGCCGCGTCGGCGGCGGCTTGTGCCTGCGCGCTGGCGGTGGCCCCTTGCATTTCGACTTTGTAGCTCTTCAGCTTGGCCGTGAAAAGATCCTCCGCATCGGCCTGATTCTCCAAGCACACGATGATATAGGCCCGCAGGACGGTCAGGCGCTCGGTCCAGAACGTATTGAATGTGCCCATGACGGCGACGTCCGCAATCGCGCGGGTTTCCATCGCCTGAGTGCAGAATTTCGCCAGATAGGCGTCGGGGTAATCGTAGGTCGTGCTCATGCTTGCTCCTTGGTGGCTGCGTCAACGATGGTGCGGAATTGGCGGATGGCTTCGTCTGCGGATCGGTTGAAATAATCGTCGCCCACGTAGCCGGGGTGGTTGACCCATTTTGCGAACTTGAACGATCCGCCTTTTGCCCAGCGAAGCGCCTTCTTGTTCTTTGGGTGAATTTTATGGGGCTTGGTTCCGAAGATCACGAAGGGTGCGTATGGCGCCCGCTGTAAATCATGCCCGATTTCTCGCGCATGATCGCCCAACATGCGGTTGTAAATCGACTGGAACAGCGCGCCTGTCTTGCTGTGGCGCCCGGCCCCTTGCTGCATCGAATCGTAGGCCACCTGAGACATTCTCAGGATCACGGCCTTCTCAAGTGCCGGCGTCAGTCTCCCAACGTCCCCGACCAGCTTTTCTACGCCGTCTATCGTTACTTTGATGCCCATGTCACCGCCCGCCAAGTTGCAGATATTTCAGCCGGCCCGCAAGGGGAGGATTGTGCCCAAGTGGCAGCGCGTACCTGGCCAATGCGCCATCCTGAGAGCACCAGGTGTGCCAGGCGTCGGTGGTCATTGCAATGCTTGAGTCTGGCGGGTATGGAAACAGGGTGACGGGCCATCTAGGTCTAGACACCGGGGTCACCCTAAACCCCTCATTGCCTTCGACCGTTGCCGGCAGGCTCATGATCGCAAAGCCATTGAAGCAACGCAAATTAACTCCGCTCATGAAGTTGTATACCTGGGTGTGATAGCTTGGCCCAGTGTTAAATCTTGTGGCGGCTGAGTACGGGCCAAACAGGCAAGAAAAATGCCGCTGCACATCGCTCAGGGTTCCGTAGCCGAGGCCTGGGACGCCTGGCGTCCAGTACCCTCCGGGCGGAAACCACAAGCTTCCGCTGTACCACTCCCCTGCTTGGTAAGTAAGATGGAACCTCCAGTTGTCCCCCTCCGTCTCAGGGGGGAAGGTTTCTACGACAGTACCATCACCGGGGACCCCTCCCGGCTCAAAGCTGTGTCGGTAGGAGGGGCGTGTCCATGTGGTTAGCACCTGCTCAGTGCCTCTATGCATAAAAGCAGTCCCATACTGCATGGACGGTATTTCATTAAACCCGGTCTTGGTTTCAACTGCCCACGTTCCTAGGTACTCATTTGAAATAGCTATTGTTTGAGTGCGTCCGTACCTCTTGAATGAGTACAAAATTGGATCGCCAGACCCATAGAAAAAATACACGTCTCTGGAGTCTAGAGTGGCAAACTCTTCTTGGTGATACGTTCTTCGTAGATAGAAGGAAGAGGGGTTGACCTCAAGAGTCCCACCCCTAGCCCCCTCCCACGTAAAGTCTGCAATAGCCAGCTCCTGCCCCCAGAAGTTAGCAGTCACCACCTCTCTAATTACAACGGTGGATTCATAGTACGACGGATCGCTGTGATCTGGGCTGGCCGGTGGTCCATTTACATAGGTGGTAGTGTGTGTGCGGGTTCCAGACAAAGTGGCAAACGCCTTCGCATTCCCAACGTAATCCACGCTGATTTGACTGCTGAATGTGTCTATTTTCGGGTTCACGATCACATCATCTTCATCCGGCGTTCCAATTATTGTTGTGTCATAGTTCTTTGAAAACGACTTCACGGCAGGCAGGAACGTGCTGGAGCCGGCAGGGATCGCAACGTCAAGGCAGCCATATCCTTCGGTCCCGGCTGAAAACCACATTGTCACGATTGAGGCATCGTCGTTCGTGATGATCTTTTGCAGCTCGTTGATCGACAGGCCGGGCGTGGTGTCAACTGCCGTGATTTCAATGGTCGATACCCATGTCCATGCGACGGCAGGACCGCCGGCCACCGGGCGGCTGTAAAGGTGGAACTGCGTGCCGAATTGCTCCGCAAGGCAGAACGCGGTCGGAGTGCCATCGGTCAAGCCCGGAGACGGCACGAAAACGCGGTAGGGCGTGCCTGGCGATGGTTTGCCAATGTCCGCTCCGTTCACGCGGCAGGTGTCGAAGGCGGTGCAGACGAACTGCCCATTGCGCGAGATCCATTCGTAGGCATAGCGCCCAATGGACGAATAGGACATCGGATCGTCATCATTGCCGCGCTCGGTCGGCCCGGTGGCCGGCAGGCTGGTTACATCGGCGCGAGCGCCGCGCGTGGTGCGTGCACCGAGGCCGGTCGAACGAATGTCCGCCTTTACCCCAGCGGTGCGGTTCGTGCCGTCGCGCAATGGCCCGGCTGGCGCGGAGGGGTTGCCGATGATCGCTATCGATCCCTTGCCATCATTGATCGGGTTGCCTTCGCCATCGGCGACGGGCGGCGACCAGCCGTAGAGCGCGGAGTCGTCCGCCGGGATGCAGTACAGCGCACCGCCCGCGCAGGCCCTTGGGTGATCAACAAACCCGATCACCTTTGGCTTTGTCCAATCGTTGTCAGTGAATCCGACGATCACCCGGTCGCCCACCTCAAACGCGGCGGCGTTGCATGTCATGTAAACGACCGGGACATTCTGGAGCGTGGTCCCCTGGTTCACATCCAGCCGTTTTGCGCTGGACTTGGCCTCCGCCAGTTCGACCGTGCACTTGTCGGCGTTCTGATCCAGGGCTGTGATCGTGCCCCAGCGGTAGGTGGGCTTGAACTTCTGCCAGCCGGGCAGCACGGCTGCATTCCAGAAGACCTGACCAGGCGATTGAATCTCGCGCGCCATCAATGCGCCATGGACGGCGGTCGGAGCCGGTGCGCCTGGCTGGATCAGTATCAATGCCGATTCTCCGGGGACTTCAATCGTGGCCACGGCGCCAGCAGCGGTTTCTGTCAGGTCGGCGCACCATGCCTGCCGTTGCTCGGACACTTCGGCGGTCTGGATCGCGCCGCGCTCCAGCGCGGCTGCCTTGATGCCGGCCTCGGTCATTCCAAGGTCAGCTTTTGACGAATCCAGCCACGCTTGTTGCTTGATGATTTCGGCCGTCTTCTTGTCCAGTTGCGCCTTCTTCGCGTCCATCGCCGCGCGGTCCTGCGGGTTGGCACGCGACAGGGCAACATATTCCGTCACCAGCGCGTCAAACTCAGGCTGCAGGCTTTCAAGCCCGCCCTGGAAGCCGTCAACCAGTTCTTGCTGCCAAGCCTTTCGCGTCTCCAGCTCGTTGATCGTGGCCGTGAGCTTGGCGACCATGGCATCGCGCTGGGCGGTGCCATAGTCCAGGTTGATGGTGTACCGCCCATCTGCGCCGCCGGAGACGATGGTTGCGCGCCCCATGGCTACTCTCCAACGTCCATATAGGCGTCGTTTCCGGTCGGCACGTAGTAATTGATGAACGAGACGACGAAAGACGCGCCATCGCCGTAATAGGCGCGCTGGCCTGGGCGTAGCAGCCAGTCAATGGCGCAGCGCACGCGGGTTTTGCCCGATCCCGTGGTGATCGACCGGATGCCGGCCAGGGTGCGGTCAAACGTGGTGTCCGGGTCTTCTTTCTCCGCGAAGGCGTCCGAATAGCCGGACAGCGTGGCGGTGTAGTTTGTCGGCCCGCGCGCCATGGAGATCTGTTCCAGCGGGGAGCGCGCCATTTCATACTCGACAACATCGCCGCCGGGTATTGATGCCGTGCGGTAGATGGTGAAGTGGGTCGCGTCGTTGATGCTGGCCGCCCAATCCAGCGCCGCGGGCACCACGCACTGCACGTAGTTGCTGGCTCCGGTGCGCAGCGTGGCCTGCCAGCTCGAAATCGGCACACGCACCAGCCCGCCGGGCGTTGCGAGGTCCATCACGTAGCGGGTGGTGGCGTCGCCTAGCTGGGCGGTGAAGTCGTGATAGGCCAGTGCGTAGATTGCGCCTAGTGGGGATGCGGCGGCGGCGTAGCCGAAAAGCGGAACGGAGCCGAGCACCAGCGCCGCGCCCAATGGAGTTGCCGCAGCGGTCCAGCCGGTAGTTTGGGCGCCTGTGACGCGCGGGGCGCCAAGTAGCGATGCGGCGGCGGACCAGCCAGCTACCGTTGCGCCGAAGACGCTGGGGCTTGACAGCGGGGATACGACCGCGATAACCGCTTCTGGATCTCCGACAAACGGTAGCGAACTGAGCGGGACCGACGTTAGGGGCGCAAAGCCGAGCATGGGTTATGCCCGGACGAAGTGACCCGAGAACGATGTTTCAGCAGCCCCGGAGACAAACTTCAGGGAAGTCCCGCTGACATAACCGAACAGCTCTACATAGTCAGTTGAGCCATTCATATAGATCAGCCGCGTTCCAGAGATGCGCGACCCTGCTGCGCCAGAGTAATAAACAGAAGTCTTGACCTCTATGCCGTTCTTGCGCAACGAGGCCGTGTTTGACGACAGCGGAGAACCCCCGCACGCCACCATCCACTCAAAAAAGTAGTAGCCGGCCACGTTCGGGGTGAAACGGTAATTGGTCGTGCTATCGAAGCACCCGCCCGTATCAAATTCCTCAGTGTTCAGGACGACTTTTACGAATGTGGCAGAAGCCACTCCGGTCTGATCTGCAGAGAGGTACGCCCTGAACGCTGGCCCGACCGTTGACAGCTTTGCTGCGGGCACCGTCGAGAACACCGTAGGCGCTGCCGTGAAGCTGACAGCGGCGCCCGCGTTGCTGGACGAGATCACCGTGGTTCGGGCCAGATGCGTCGCATCCACCCGCGTGCCCAGGAATACCTCCCACTCCGCGCCGTTCTCAGCGCAGAACCAGCTGGTATCGCCGTCCACGGTCAGCCCGATCGTGGCATTGGCAACAGCCACGAACCCCGACACCGCGCCCGTGAGCGTGAGCGTGCCGGTCCCTGTGGTGCTGGTAGTCTCCTTGCACCTGTCGATGACTTTGTGGGTCATGGCGCGGCCCCGATCAACCGATGGTCGCGGTCAGCACGGCAACCGGGCCGCCCGCGACGATGGACAGAGTGTTCAGCACGATCTTGCCCGACACAGCCACGCTGCCATCCTGCGCGGGCAGGCTCAAATGCACCAGCCCGTCCGAGTCGCAAAACTCGCCATAGGCGGCGGTGCCAGTTGCGTCCGCGCTGGTATCCGGGCCGGCAATGCTGAATGTCAACTGTCCGGTGGTGCCGTTGACAGAGCCGCACGGATCGGACAGCGGAACCTGGGCGAGCAAGACGTCCGCAGAGTCGCGAATCTTGATCGATCCGGCACCGCTGCCGGCATCAATCAAGGTTTTGAATGAGGTTTGCGCTGCAGCCATGGCGGCGGCGCTGTAGGTTGCAACGGAAGGGACGGCCATGGTTTGCTCCGGTTAGGCTGAGAGTTTTTCGGACACAAGCAACGTCAATGTGCTGGTGTCCGGCGTGGGTTTGTAAGATTCAATGGCGGCAGAGAATACCCCCGCGCGGCAGGAAACGATCACCCGCTGATAGAGGCTCGCCATCCGGTCAACGGCAGATTCAATCTCCGCGTCGGTGGGCTCCCATGTGGCGGTCATGGTGCGGTCTGCGTCCGTGCTGCCAAAGTCATTGAACACGGCGCCACCGTCCAGCGTGGCCACGCGGTTGACCCGGCGACGGCGCGCTCCCGTGTCCATGTCGGCGTCGATTTCAACGTACCCGGACAGGTCGAAAGTAGGGGTGCTAATGGTGATCAACATGGGGGCCTCATGTGTTCAATAGGAGCTTCAGGCCGTCGGCGTTCACGCGCGTCTGGATCGTGCGCAGGATTTCCCACATGAACGCCTCCAGGTGCGGCTGCAGGCCTGCGCCGTCGATTTTGATCAGCGCATC